TCTTGTGGCCCGGTTCTTTGTCGAGGTCATGGACGGTCTGGGCTACACCACAGAAGAAATCGCCGCCGCTCTGAAAGAGATACAGGGCAACTTCCGGCAGTTCCTTGAATGGTCGAAAGACGGCGAATATGTGGCCTACTACAAAATGGCCCAGTGCTATGAACAGGCAACGGGCATTGAAGCGGCGATAGACGAAGAACCCGGCGCGAAGCCGATCTTCGGGAAAGAAATCTGAGAGCTGACAGGCAGGAGGATAAACGCGGATGCAGAAAAAGGACACTGAACAGATTTTGCTCTACTATGGCAAGATCGAGAAGCAGCTTGATAGTGTCAACATGGAGCTGGCCGAGCTGCAAGACCGATACAGCCCGATCAAGGGCCTTGCGATGGACGGTATGCCACATGGCAGCACACCCGGCGACAGCACCGCGTCCCTTGCCGTCAAGCTGGCCGACAACGAAGAGTACCAGAACCGAGAAAATGAGCTGATTGTCCGGCGGGTCGTGCTGAAATCGGATTTACAGGAAATCCGGCAGAAATTAGACCGCCTGAACGATGATTACAAAACGATCCTGAAAGGGCGGTACGTCTACGCTGACCGGTCGTTACAAAAAACGTGGGAAAGCATTGCAATTTCCATCGGCAAAAAGAAGATCACCGCGCAGAGGTGGAAAGACGCGGCTCTGGTCGTTCTGGGCGGGATGTTCGATGAAATTCCCATGATCGAAGAAATCCTCTCCCGCGCGTATGACGCGCGCGATTAAAAGGGCCGGTATGCTGGGTATGCCGGGAAAGTGATAGAAAATCTATCAGAACCGGCAGAAACAGTCGCCCGGACAGCGGGCAAGGGAACAACCCGGAAAGTTGTCTATAAAGGCAAGTTGGTAAAGCTCTATGCGCGTGTGCGATGAACCGCTTCCGCAAATCCTCCGAACCGCTCAGAAAAACAAACTTGCGAATATGCCAAAATAGAACGCCCTCGGCGGGTAACTCCGTCGAGGGCGTTAGTTTATATTATCACTCACCAAAACGCACTGTGAAGCCGTCCAGAGGGTCACAGTGATGCTTTTGAAGCATAGCGTTGATCTTCTTGTCCTGTTCGGTGCGATCCGGCGCGGTCACGGTGTAGGGGTGGCCGGGATCGTCCTCGTCATAGACGGCGGTGCAGCCGTGCGGAACAGAGAATGTGCCACGGTTATAGGGGTCAAAGTAAATGTCAAAGTCGAATTTCCGACGCAGATACTTGTCTAGCATGAAAGAGCTTTTGTCCAGATCGGTGCAGAGCCGATACCCGGCGGGATCGTCAATCCACAAAAGCACGTTGCCGCCAACAAGAGCGCGGGCGGAATCATCTGAAAGAGTGCCGCTGTACACCTTGCCATTGAACAGGCTGGACAGGATGCCGAACAGCTCTTTTTGTGCCGTGGCGGGAAGCTGCTCGATGCGGTCAACAGCAGTTTCAAAATCTACGCCGTCCAGCTTGTACTTGATTTTGCTGGGATCGTGGATGAAATCACCGGGCATAAGATTAAGCTCCATTGCAAGGCGGTACTGGTGCTTGCAAGGCCGGGTGTGGCTACCGCAAACACAGCCGTTCGGCACGTCCAGCGTGACAACGTAGTTGCCGTGTCTGCTGCTGAAATAACCGGTCTGACCGTCAATGCAGGTCGGTGTCATGTCGGCTTTGAGGGCGGCAAGGTAGCTTTTGAGCAGCGGACCGTCCGAAACGGTGGGAATGTGGTTCACCCATTCTGGAACCCTATTTTCGTCGGGGGGGGGGGGTAACATTACGACACATATTTTCACCTCGTTATGTTCTTTTTTGCGCGTGGCCGGGGCGTTCCCGGCTGGCGCAAAATCTCCACTTCAATGATAGCGCAAAATGCGAATAAAAGCAACAAAACAAGAAAAGAAAATCCCCGGCGGGATGCCCGCAGGGGATGGAAGAAATTCGTGTTCAATTCGTGGGAATCGTGAACGTACTGACCGGGATTCGTTCGGTGACGGTGAATGTGTAAGTACCGGGGCTGGTTTCGTGGCCGGAAACATCGACGTTCTCCGGCGCAAGGTGATGAACGGTGCAGAGCCGCATTTTTGCATCCGCTTCCAGCACCTTTAACCGTTCGGGGGAAGTCGTGCTTTCCTGCTTGAAGTATTCTTTAGTCATTTCTTCCTGCATCTGGTTCAAGAGCTGGCGGACAAATTCGTTGGTTTCGCTGGTCATGTTTCGTTGTCCTCTTTCGGTTCGTTCTTCTTGAAGATGATCTTCGGAACGGTGGGCGGCTCACCCTGCTGTTTCATGTATTCGCTGATCTCGTTCGGCAGACCGACCGGAAAACCGTTTTCATCCAGCGGGCCGTCATAGCCGGAAAAATCTACCACATGAACCGTGGGCGGCTGGCGGAGCGTCTTGTAATACTGGCCGTCGGTGTAGTTCACATCGGTCACATGATCCCACCACGCAATGTCGCCGTGTTCGTTCTGGGCGGCTTCCATCGCGGCGCGGGCCTGTTCTTCGGTGAATCCGTCAAAGGTCAGGCGGGAATCGTCGGCAAATTCGGCAACGACGCGCCAAGGTGCGAAAAACTGGGCTTCATTCACAAAAAGACCTCCTTTTTACGCATTTTGCGATTTGAGTTCAACTTTTCGTGCTGAAAAAGTTAAACTTCGTTGATGAAAGTATAACACAAAAAGCCCCGGCGTGGAACCGGGGCAAAGAATCACAAACAATAACTCTCTCCACCGATTGCGTTCTCGTAGGAGAATTGAACCGTGAAACCGTCACGGCTCTGGTGGATGGAATGAAGCTGGTAGTCGTGTCCGCCGGTGTAGCTGGCTTTCAGGCGATACCGGTAGTCAAAGACGCTCTCCCCGCGCCGCCAAGCGCGAACCAGACCGCCTTTCAGCGCGAAGTCGTCGGGGTATGTGTGCTTCTTGCCGGTGAAATCGACAAAGTAGGGCATGAACATAGAAAATCATCCTTTCTGTTTCGTATAGTCTTGCAATATCGTACAGCCCATGCGGGCCGCGTGGTTAAGCTGTTCGGACGGATCAGGCAAGCAGTTTGTCGATCTCAGCAAGCCGCGCCGTGAGCCGTGCTTTCTCTGCGAGAAGTGCTTCCCGGTTGGGAGCTGCTTCTTCCGGCATGATCTCGTAAGTCACGCCGTCGGGTAAATCTTCGTGCAGGATGCTTTCGGGGACGTTGCGCAGCAGAGCAACCGCACCGGCGGGAACACGGGCGTAATAGTTGGCGCGGCTTCCGTCGCTGGTGGGCTTGCCCTCGATGAAAGAAACGTCACCGCCGACCACCGCGCCGCTGTCCCGGCCATAAGCGCGGGCAATCTGCTTGCCAAAGATGATAAGCGATTCGCGGGTATCGCTGTGGACGCTCTCGCCGAAAGTCAGCTTGACGTTTACGCGGCGGGTTTCGTCGGGCAGATCGCACTCACCGAACACCCGGCGCATGATCTCGCGGGCCTGTTCCACGCAAGCGGCGGGAATCTTCCACTCTCGGCGGGAGCTGTCCCACCGTGCGCCGCCGATGTTCTTGATCTGGCTGACAAATTCGGGGTTATACGGGGTGTCGATGTATGCGGCGGTGTCGATGATCGTAATTTTCATGGTTTGTTCTCCTTTTCGTTTCGTAGTTCATCCCGGCGGTGCGCCGGTCGGTGGGATCGGGTCGCTTTTTCGCGGTGCGGCCCGTCAAGGTGTCCAGATATTCAGCGGGCCGGTCGCCGCTGAAAAGTAAAGCCGGGGTTTCGTTCGGTCATTCGCACAACAACCTTGTCTGCCTGATCTTTCGTGAACCGGGGCGCAAAAACCTTGTTCATGCCGCGCCTACCGCCCAACGGGTCGCAGAGGGTGAAATGCTGATCTCCGGGGCCTTTGCAGTAGATGAAGTAGTAAATCGTGCTGGCCGCGGGCATATCGGGGTATCTGCGGGGCGTGGAACGTGCGGCAACATCGACAGAGAACGCGGACAGATTCGCACACCCGAAAAGATGGGTGCAGCAGTTCGTTTTGCGGTCGAAAATCGCGACTCCGTCCAGATCGCGCCCGTCTGCCGCATACTCCTTGACAAGATAGGCAATTCGTGTACGGGCTTCGGCGACGGTGCGGAAACTCATATCTTCATCGGTGAAATCGGCGGAAGCGCAGGTGATAACTTGATACCGGTGGTTCGGATCGTATTCACGCATGGTTTGTATCTCCTTTTCGTTTCGTGGTAGCCTTGCGGCTGGGGCTGGGCTGCTTTACGGTGCAACCCGGCTAGAGTATCCGTTTTATGCGTTGAGCTGTAAAAGCGTGGCTTTCGTGGGGATCAGATGCCGTGCAAGGGTGTCTGTGTAACTCGCTTCGCCCTCGTAGCTGTCCACGATCTTCTGCTCTGCCTTGCTCATGTCGTGATAGGCTTTCTTGCCGTAGGACGGCGGCAACCATCCTTTCTTCTGGCTGGCGAACAGGTTAAATGACTTCAAAATGTCGTCATTTGAAAACTCAATGTGGCAAGTGCCTTTTTGTAAAACGTGGCGGTGAAGTAGTGGAATTGCACTTTCTGGCTCTGTCCGGCTTCCCCGGCAGCTTTCAGCGTGGCCCGGAGATCATCACCGTTGTACTTCTTGCCGTTCGTGTCCAGATAGTGCAAGGTGCGTTCAATTCGTGACAGGCAGCTTTCCGCGTTCCAACTGGGTTCAAACCGCCCAGACCAATCGCTGAACGCTTGACACCGGAAGATCACTTTCTTGCCGACTTTGTACGCTTCGTTCGTACACCAGCCGTTGTAGTAGTGGACATTCTTCGAGTATTCGGAATTGTAGTGCAGGTTCGTCCAGCCGTCGAACAGTTCCACGATCTCGCTTTCGATGCCCTGCACGATGTTGGCGGACATTTCTTCCCGGATCGTGAGGATGTTGTAAGGGCTGAAATCGTAGTCAACCAGTTCGGAAACGCGGTTGTGATATTCGTCTTGCATCGCTCTGGTTAAGTTGTCCCGGATTTGGGGCAGGTCAAAGAGCTTTTGCCAGTACAAGCCGCGCAAGCTGCGGATCGCTTCGTTATAACTCTTGTTGAAGTTCAGCACTTCGGCTTCCTTGTCGTCTGCGGTAGCGGCAGAAAACAGGCTCTTGATTCCGTTGTACTCTTCGTAAATACGGCGGATGCCCTCGGCGGCGGCGTTGTACCGTTCCACCGCGGCGGCGATGGGATCAGCAGACACCAGCGCGGCAAGCTGCGGATCGGCTTTCATGTGGTCGGTCATTTCGTTGTTGAGTTCCAACCGGATTTTGCTTACTGGCTCCTTGTCGGGAATGTCAACGGAGATCAACGCCACTTCAACGCGGGCGGCGCGGCGGGCGTTCTTGAAAGCGTCCGGGATGTATTTGATCTGGGCGTTGAGTTCGTTTAGCTTTTGCGCCAGCTCTTTCCGCTCGTTCGTGTAGGGATTGCGGATCGTTTCGGCGTTGAGCAGACAGCGGATTTTGCCGCCGTCTTTCATGATCTCTAAAGCCTTGAGCAAGTGAGCAGCACCGGCGGAAAAAGGTGGGTTCATGATGATCGCCGCGTATTTCTTCGCGGGGCGGAACGTGAGAAAATCGTCATGCACCACGCGGAAACCGTCTTTCTTCAGTTTGGCGCGGAAGTCGCTGGACAGTTCCACACAGTCAAGATCAAACTCTTTCGCCTTGCTCGTGCTGTAACGGTCAAGTTCTCCCGTTTTGGGATCGTGCCGAATATCTGCGACGGCGTGAATCTGGCGGGCCAGTGCGCCGTCACCGGCAGAGGGTTCAAGGATGGGCTGCGGCAGGTGCTTCCAGCCGTATTTTGTGCTTTGCAGGCTGTAAGCCATTTCCCACGCGAGATTGTCCGGGGTGGGGTAAAAGTCCCGGCTATCGTTCGGGGTCGTCATGGTTCGTTCTCCTTTTCGTGTTGGATTCACCCCGGCGGGGTGTGGGATCGGGTCGCTTTTCGTTCGGTGCGGCCCGTCAAGGTATCCGTTTCACTGCTGGGCTAAAATCGTGCTCAACCATGTGGAAGAGTCGGCACAATCAACCATTTTCGCAAAGTAGCGGCCCGTTACAAGCTGGAACGCATATTGCGTGGTGTAAGTGCCGCTGTACATTTCCCGGCTGCAAAACTCTTCGATGTTGTTCCGGGTGTGCCAGTTGCGCGGCGGCAACACGTTCAGCGCGTTCTCATAGTCCTGTTTCGTGATCTCGACCATTTCCGGGGTGAGCAGCTTTTCCCGCTCAAAGTCCAGCCATTCGCCGTAGGTCATGACGGCATAAGAGCGAGCCTTTTCTTGCGCAAGGCGGCTTTCCCAATATCCCCGGTCGCTTTCGTAGTCGCCGGACTCGATGATCTGGGTGATCCGCTGGATGCTTTCGGCGGTGCTCTTCCGGGCGGCGTTCAACACCTCTTCGGCGGTGCGGGGCGTGGGCCAGCCGGACACGGTGAAAGCGTAGATCTGGACGTTGGGAACATCCACAACAACAAGTTCGTTCTTCTCTTCGTTGGCGGTCATGGTATAATCTCCTTTTCGTTTTCGTGATTCACCCCGGCGGGGTGTGGGGCTGGGCTGCTTTGTGCGGTGCAACCCGGCTAGAGTGTCCGCGCTGGAATCATGCCAGCACACCGGCGGCGATGCTTGCAAAGTCGAGCTGTTGGACGCTGGGAACCATTTCGGGGGCGTTGTGCTTGTGGTTGAGTTCGTCGAGAGCCATCACAAACGCGGCGGCTTCGCGGTCGCTGCTGATAAAGTCGCAACGGCAATTCGTGAATTGCTGGACAATGGCCGAAAATTCGGGGTCGTTCTTGCTCTTCTGGTCAAACGTCTTGACGGCTTCCCGGTATTCCTTGCTGTCGTTGTCGTCGTGGGTGCGGTAAAAGTTGGAATACCACTTTTCAAAAACCGGCTCTAATTCTTCCATGCTCACGGTGACGGCGGGGGCTTCGTCTGCTGCTTTTTCGGCAGCTTTCCGGGTGGCGGTCGCCTTGCGCCATGCTTCCAGCGTGGCAGCTTGTCCGGCGCGGTCGGTTTCGGGAACGGCCATAAATTCGTGCATTGCCTTGCGTTCTGCCTTTTTGAGTTCGGCAACGTCGGCGGCGGGCTTCTTCGTGGTGCGGGGCTTCTTCGGGGCCGGTTTCGTGGGAAGCGGTTCAACGTGAACCAGTTCGGGAAGTTCGTGGTGCTCTTCAACGACGACCGGCGCGGGGCGGGCAACTTCGGCGGCAGCTTTTGCGGCGGCTTCCTTTGCGGCCTTGCGTTCGGCGGCAAGCTGCTTGTTGTAAGCGATGATCTCCGCCGTGGACTTGAACCGGGCTTGCGGCGCGGGGCGGCTGCTTTCAACTTGTAAGCAACTGAAAAGATGGGACTTCGTAGGGTAGTAATGCGGATCGGGTGCGGCTTCCTTGCCCTCTGCCGCGGCCTTTTCGCGCTGCTCTTTGCTGGGCTTCGTGGTGTACTTCCACAAATAGCACTCAGTCAACGCCTTTTCGCCTTTCTTGACGCTCTTGCCCTCTTTCTTCCAATAGTCGAACGTGTGCAACTCGTCCGCTGCAAACATGATCTCAATGTCCGCGGCGGTGGCGGGCTTTTCGTTGCCGTCCTTGTCAACGATCTTGCAAGATGCAGCAACGGCGGCGATCTCTTCCGGGGTGTGGTGCGCGGTGGCGATCTGGTGCAGCGTGGCCGGGTCAAGACGTTCGGCGGCGGCGCGGATGATCTGTTTATTCGTCATGGTAAATACTTCCTTTCGTGTTTCGTTTTGTGGATCGTCCCGGCGGTGTGCCGGGGGAATGGGATCGGGTCGCTTTCGTTCGGTGCGGCCCGTCAAGG